ATAAGCGCGACATACAAAGTGTGGAATGGGCAAAGCATCTCCCCCGCGTACAGATATGTAACGATTGGTTTAGCAGTGGTGATGTTGTCATTGCTCCTTGGCTTGTAGCCGATGACCACAAACGCATACCCAAACTAAAGGGCAAGTACATGTTTGGGCACTTTGAACTACCTGGGTACATGATGAACGCCATGGTAGAGATGCCGGATCACGGCGAAGTGCGCAGGGAAGACTTCAACAACTTTGAGCATGTGTTCACTGGACACTTTCACAAGCGTCAGACCAAAAAGAACATTACCTACATTGGCAATTGTTTCCCACACAACTATGCCGACGCCGGAGACGACGAACGTGGCTTGACCATTATTGAATGGGGACAAGATCCTGTGTATCATGCCTGGCCTGATCAACCTAGATATCGTGTGCTAGGCCTGGCCAGCATCATTGATAATGCACCCACCTTACTTGCAAAAGACATGCATGTGCGTGTGCAACTAGATATTGAAATATCATATGAAGAAGCCAATTTTATCAAAGAAACCTATATTAAAGAATACGGGCTAAGAGAGATGGCTTTGATACCCAACAAGAACTCATCTGTGGACACTGACATGGCGCCAGGTGAAGTCAAATTTGAATCAGTGGATCAGATTGTTACTGATCAAATTACCAATATTGATTCAGAATTCTACGACAACAAGTTATTGTTGAAGATCTATCAGACTCTATGAGTGAACCAACTATCAACAACCATCACGTAGTTATTGCAAGTGTGCCTTTGGTCGAAGGTATGCATGCCCCAATGGCTGCTCCGGCTGTGTTAAAAGCGTCATTATCCCGGGCCAACATCAAATCAACAGCCATTGATCTCAACATAGAAGTTTTAGTCAAAATTAGATCACATCCTGAACAAGATAATCTTAAGAAATTTTTCAAAACACAAGGTGCCGACGATTGGGTTGTACAAGAAATATCTAAAATATTGTTTTATTGTGCCAATCGAATAGTTAAAGAAAAACCAACTATTATTGCACTAAGTTTGTTAACCTATGAGTGTCAAAATTTTACTGCATGGTTATGTTTGATACTTAGACAACTGTGCCCTAACGTAAAAATTGTAATTGGGGGTCCAGGAATTAAATTTCAAGTGGCCAATATAAATGATCGTTTTCGTAACGTTATTAAAAACAGAGGCCTTGTTGATGATTGGATAGCCGGCGATGGCGATCAGGCTCTAATAGAATATGTCAAAGGCAATTTTAACTATCCTGGAATAAATTCCGACATATGGCAACCTGTTAAAGATCTTGATTCTTTGCCTTACCCAGACTGGTCAGACTATAATTTTTACTTGTACTCACAAAGTTTTATGCCATTAGTTGACGCAAAGGGTTGTGTGAGAAGTTGTGAATTTTGCGACATCATCGAATATTGGGAAAAATTTCAATCAAGAAGTGCTGAAAAAATATTTGCTGAAATGTTATTCCAAATCAAACAGTATAACATGAGAGATTTTGATTTTAGAAGTAGTTTGTCCAATGGTAATCTCAAAGAGTTTAAAAGATTATTAAAAATCATGTATGATTATAATCAAGGCAGATATCGTCCAGAACAAATCAGTTGGAATGGTTCATTTATAGTAAGACCAAAAAGTCAACATCCTGAAATCATGTGGGAGCAATTGAGTGGCACAAATGCTACATTGAGTTTAGGAATCGAAAGTGTGGTTCCTCATGTGAGGAAAAATCTTGGAAAATATTTTGACAACGAAGACATCGACTATCATCTCGAAATGGCCAAAAAATACAATGTCAAAATCATACTGATGATCATCACTGGCTATCCTACAGAAACCGTTGCAGATTTTGAATTTACGCAACAATGGTTTCAAGATCGGGTACAATACAATGATACAATTGTAAGATTATTTCTTAGTCCTTTGACAATTTTACCTGGCACTGGATTAGAAAGAAATATATCTAAGCATGGTATCATGATAAAAAATAATAATTTGCGTGAATGGAGCACCGCTCATGTAGATGCAGACACAAGACAAAAATATCACAAAGAGTTAGTTGATCTTTGTCGCAATAAACTGAAATTTAATTTAGATGCCTACTGACCTTAGACTTATTTTAGAATTTAGTCATGTGTCAGATAACATGTGTGTGACACTACAAGACCGTGACCAGTTGATTGCAGAAATATCAAAAATCAACAATTCAGTTGTGGAATTAAATTTTAAATTTTCCATTCCCAATCAACTTTTGTTTCACATAAAACAATTGGGTTCGGAGGCAGCCTCTGTTTCTCTCAAAAAAATTACACTAGGAGGTCTTGATCTTGCTCCCAACATACTTGATCAAATTTGTAACTACACTCCTGCTAACTTGGATAAATTTATTGTTACCACAACGTGGCAACAAGGCAAAGTCAACATCGACTTTTTTGCCGCAGATTGGATACAATATCACTTGCTTTACGGCAACAAAATTATACTCAGCGATTCAAATTAAAAATGATTTATTGCGTTTGGTATCCTGGTGGAGGGTTTGGACATTTTATCAATGCTGTGCTGACTCTACATGGCAACAATTTTGTAAGGCCAAAAAAACAATTAAAATTTTCTGAGAACGGTAACAGTCATGATCTTGATTTGGTTGTTCCCAAATATTATCACGGGTATTGGCCAAATGGTGTTGAGTTTTGTCCTGATAAAAATTATTGTGTGCTTGTAGACAATGGCAACAACGATTCTAAATCTGACGCTTTTCGGTCTACATTTCCCAATGCAACTGTGATAAAAATTTGCTATTCAAAATTTTCATGGCCAGTTGTGGCAAGGGCCATGATTGAAAAAGCCATGGATAGCACTCTTGAAGAGCAATTACCTATAGACATCTGGAACACTCAAGATTCTTGGGCACAACGAGAAAAATATTTTTTATTTCTGCGTGATCACCCGTTGAGGCATGCTTGGCAAGCCACCAACGAACAATGCTTAGATGTAGGTGAAATATATGAAGATTATGATAAATTCTACAGTGTATTGAACTCAATTGTAAAGACCGATCATTTTCATGACTTGTGGCGTGAATGGCGTAGAGCCAATGCAAAATATATTGGTCCAGCAACAAACGCAAAAAATATTTTGTCTAATATTATCACCGGTCAACATTGCGATCTATCACACATAACCGATGTTTGGTCTCAGGCAGTGATTTACTATGTTATTTGGTTAAAATATTGTATCGAAGTTCCCCACAATGACTATGCCAACTGGTTTACAAATACCAACGAAATTGCTATAATGCTTAGAGATAACGGAGTTGACATTTGATTCAAATTAAAAATTTAACCGTGAAGAATTTTATGAGTGTGGGTGCCGCTACTCAAGGTATTGACTTTGACCGCAGTGACCTAACTTTAGTACTTGGCGAAAATCTAGATCTAGGCGGGGATGGTAGTCGCAACGGTACTGGTAAGACCACAATCATCAATGCACTAAGTTATGCCTTGTATGGGCAGGCATTATCAAACATCCGCAAAGACAATCTAGTAAACAAAACCAATGGCAAGAACATGTTGGTCAGTTTGGACTTTAGTGTTAACGGACAAGAGTACAGAATTGAACGAGGACGTAAACCTAATGTGTTGCGTTTTTATATCAACAATGAACACAAGGCTGCTGAAGACGAAGCACAAGGTGACTCAAGAGAAACACAAGATGCTATCGAGCGTGTGATGAACATGAGTCATGACATGTTCAAACATGTGCTGGCACTGAACACTTATACAGAGCCGTTCTTGAGTTTGAAGGCTAATGATCAACGCACTATTATTGAGCAGTTGTTGGGTATTACTTTGTTATCGGAACGTGCTGATGCAATCAAAGAACTCAACCGGCAGACCAAAGATGCTATCCAAGCCGAAGAGTTTCGTATACGTGCTGTACAAGAAGCCAACAAGCGTATTGAGGAACAAATCGAAAGTCTGCGTAAACGTCAACGACTGTGGATTGCCCGGCGTGATGAAGATGTAGGAAAATTAGAACAGGCCATTGCGGATCTTGAACACATAGACATTGATGCCGAAGTACAAGCACATAGAGATCTTGAAGCGTTTCATGTGAAGAAAAAGTCCCTAGACGATGCCATCCGATACATTCGTCAAATTGACGCAGATGATGCTAAACTCAAGAAACTTTTAGACAAACTCCGAATAGAGATTGAGGCCTTAGATGCTCACCGGTGTCACTCATGTGGCCAAGACTTGCATGATGACAAACAAGATGAGTTGAAGCAGGCCAAACAGGCCTTGGTACAAGAAACAGCACTACAACTCTTGGCTAATGACACACAGCGCCAGGAGCACGAAGATACTATTGCTAACATTGGTGCGTTGGGCACAGCACCCACTGTGTTTTATGATTCGCTCGAGCAAGCACTGAACCATCGCAATACTGTGGAGACACTGCGCAAAGATTTGACTGCACGTCAAGCAGATGCAGATCCTTATGAAGAACAAATCACTGACATGCAAGGTCAAGCCTTACAAGTTGTGTCATACGACACCTTAAACGAACTCACTCGAGTACAAGATCACCAAGACTTCTTGCTCAAACTATTGACATCCAAAGACAGTTTTGTGCGCAAGAAAATCATTGATCAAAACTTGAGTTACTTGAACGCAAGACTCACACACTATTTAGATCGCATTGGCTTGCCGCATACTGTGAAGTTCCAGAATGATCTAACTGTAAGCATCGAAGAACTGGGTCGTGAACTGGACTTTGACAACTTATCACGTGGTGAACGTAACCGATTGATCTTGAGCATGAGTTGGGCGTTCCGTGATGTATGGGAAAGTTTATACTCACCCATTAACTTGTTGTTCATCGATGAACTGATTGACAACGGGTTAGACACACAAGGTGTAGAGAACGCACTAGCCCTGCTCAAAAAAATGAGTAGAGAACGGCACAAATCAATCTGGCTTGTGAGTCATCGAGACGAACTTGCCGGGCGTGTGGAGAACATTCTCAAGGTGATCAAAGAGAACGGTTTCACCAGTTACAATACGGATTTTGATCTTGCGTGATATAAAAGTTTTACATTTAGAGTCCACAGACGTGTGCCAGGCCGCATGTGCATTGTGTGCCCGAGAAACTGATCCAGATTTTAAAAAAGATCGTCAACATCATCTAGATCTGTATAAAATTCTAAAGGTGTTTGATGAAGGAAAAATTCGACAACTAGACAAAATGTTCATGTGTGGTAACTACGGCGATCCTGCCGCAGGTAAACACACATTAGACATTTACAGAGAGTTTAGAAAAGTCAATCCCGATATTGTGTTGGGTATGAACACAAACGGAGGCTTACAAACCACATTCTGGTGGTATGAGTTGGGCAAGATCTTGAACCAGCCACAAGACTATGTGGTTTTCAGCATCGACGGACTAGAGTCAACAAATGCCACTTATCGACGAAACGTTGTTTGGAACAAACTCATGAGCAATGCCCGATCGTTTATTGAAGCGGGTGGCTCAGCACACTGGGATATGTTGGTTTATCGACACAATCAACACGAAGTTGATAAGTGTGAACAACTAGCGCGAGACATGGGTTTCAAATGGTTTAGAGCCAAGATTTCCAAGCGTGGATTTACAAACGAGTTACAATTTCCGATTGGTTGGCAAGTGCCCAAAATTCAATCCACCAGTATCGACTGTCATGCGTTAAAAGAACAAAGTACATATATCGACGCACAAGGGCGAGAAAGTCCGTGTTGCTGGTTAGGGTCAACTCAAAAGAATTTTGTTACTGATTTTGAGTCAATTCAATCATCATGGAACAGCACACAGCCCAATATTGTGTGTTTGGACACATGCGGAACCACCACAGGATCCACTAGATTTACCGATCAATGGCAGCGAGAAACAGAGTTAACTTAAAAAATCACAAATAAGCAACAATGGAGATAACTATAACGCAAGGATAAATCGCATACAACACATGACATGGCTATATCAAGACACCCCAGTTGAGACGTTGCCCGAAGAGTGTGTTGGATTTGTTTACTTGATCACATGTAATCTCACTGGACGCAAGTACATAGGCAAAAAATTAGCAAAATTTAGCAAGACAACATACAAGACTGTAAAACAAAAAAACGGCACAAAGAAGCGGAAGAAGATACGCTCCAAAATCGATAGTGATTGGAGAGAGTACTATGGGTCAAGCCCAGAATTAACCGCAGACGTAATCACACTAGGCACCGAAAACTTCACCAGAGAAATACTTTACTATTGCAACTCCAAGTCAGAATGCTCATACATTGAGGCTAGAGAACAATTTTCAAGACGAGTATTGGAATCACGAGATTATTACAACGGCCACATCCAGGTTCGGGTGCATGGCTCACACATTATAAACAAAATTTAACAGGCAGCGATCACGACACTGTGCTGAGTGCTATGGCTCAGCCCCATTGAGGATATGCGAGATACCATATTCAGACTTGGGCGTCAAAGGCAAATTGCTAACTTAAGGCAACAAATGGTTTGGGCTCTGTGAAGAAGATACACCCCATGCTTATAGGACTTGGATCTATATCGGGTTACTAGGGTTCCGTTGATATGTGAAGCGTGAGTAGGGGGTACCGGTCAACCGCCTCCGTGTGTGCAAACACAATCTCATTAGTATAGATGACTGCTGTCACTCGGATGATGCGCTCTCATTTTCACCGTGCATACGGTGAATTATGACCACATAATCTGGATGATACTTAAAACAAATAGTTAGAGAAATAATCAGTTAATGAGCGCGAGCGAAATTAACAGACTTGCGTAGCAAGTCTTTATAGTAATTGTAAATCTTTTAACTTTGAGATATAGTATGGTTGGCCTTGAGCAACTTGTTGTTGCCAAACATGATGTGCATCTTGATTGGCTTGATCGCTGATGTATTTCCAACACACAAACTCCACGCCATACTTTGCGCAGGCTTTGGCAATAGAATACGCCTCCATGTCCACTACATCTGCTGGTATTTCTAATTTGGGATTCATCACAAAGTTATCCCCAGTGCTACAGGTCAATCCGTTTGCGTTGCCGATATGTACACCAGTTTCAAATGGGGTCTGTCCCGGAACACATCCTAGTGCTTCACAAGTCATGTCTCGCTGTACAAATTGAGTACATTGATAGAACCCTGGAGATACTGTTATACCGCCGGCTGTGCCAAAGTTGATGATACGTTGAGGACGATACTTGGCAATAACTTCGCTGGCAACCATGGCAGCATTGACCTTGCCTACACCTGTATAAAACAAATTCATCATGTGAGCAAGATCAGGTGCCTCTTCAGGTAATGCTATTAAAATGATACTGTCATACATAATCTTCTAGTGAAAATAATTGGATTGAGTTTTGATTCAAAACAGACTCGCCAGGCAAGAACTTTAGATTCACAATCACAGCGGCTGAAACTTGATCAACAGCAAAATTACAGGTTAATAGTTCTGACACAGCCTGTATAGTACCACCAGTGGCCAGGAGATCATCCACCACAAGAGGACGAGTACCCACTGGTGCTGATATTTTAATTTCCACGCTGTCTGTGCTGTATTCTGTGACATAAGTTTTTTGATATACCGGACCGGGCAATTTGCCAGATTTTCGTGCCAGCACCAAAGGCAGACTCGTTGCATGTGCTGCCGCTGCCGCAAAAGGAAATCCTCGACTTTCCATGGCCACTAGACTGGTTGCACCAGTTGCTTGAACACACTTGTTCAACCACTCGGTACAGTACGCAAAGGCTGTGGGATTTTCCAGCACAGGAGTTATGTCAAGGAAGTCAACTCCGGCTCTGGGCCAATTGGGTATGGTGGGAATAATCAGTTTGAGATTCATGATATTTTTAAAAGAATGGTAATCCGGACTTCTTGGTTGTTTCTAAGTTCTCTTTGATTAGTTCGCCAATCATTTCTCGATCATTGGCACTTAGAGCCATGGCCTGATCGTACGCCAATCCTCCACGCATGTACCAACTGAGTTTTACCGCCTCGTTTCTTATCAGTTGACAGTCCTTGTCCATGGCCTCTATCATCTGACTGATTTCCTCAGGGCTAGAGATCAGGAGGCGTCCCCGAAAAAACTTGCCATGTCCAGGGTAAACGGTTGTGAATACTTGTGTCCACATTCGGTACAGATCAAATTAATTGGTTTGATCTCACTGGCCTGCTTGAGTGCAATCACATGATCTCTCAGTTGGGCAAACACTCGACTGTCACAGTTGTTGAGAAATTCAAAAATGTAATTGATTTCAGTTACCAGTGCGTCGGGGGTCTTGATTGCACCTATACTTTGGGCAACAGTTTTTAATGTGAGTTCATTCATGACCTTCATGCTTTGATTCAGTTGCGCTAGTTTGGCAGTTTCTTCTGCTTCGGCATTGTCTAGTATTCGCAGTGCTTGTTGTTGTTCAAACTGCACTTGATTGTTTTGATTGACATCTTTGTAATTGATGGGTTTGAAGTAAAATTCAAGATTTCCCACTGACAGACTCTTGTCGTACTCTCCTGGCAAGATTTGATCATTGATTATTCGTAAATCCACTGTGATTTCGTCCTGGTGGTTACAACTGGAACAAGTGGTATTCACATCCATTCCGTGTCCAAAACTGGCAATGCGTATGGCCACTAACACAGCGTCGATGTCTGTACTGGGCATGACCCAGGGATCTCTAATGCCGGGCACACAACTCTGTATAACCGAAACTATGGCAGATCCATTGAACAGCGCATCGGGGGTGCGATAGGTTATTTCGTCCACGGCTGTCATGGGCAATACTGGCAATTCTCCATTGGGTGGCATGTTTAAACTACCTGTTGGATAGAACTTACCCCCGCTGGGTAGTTTGATGTGAATTGCTGGTTGTCTAAAAAATTGACTTAGGGGATTGGGTTGTTGCATGTTTTTACTCCGGTAAATATAGTTATGGCTACACAAATCACCCCAGAAGAAATTGACGCGATTTTTAGACAGTTCAACAAAGAATTTAACACTCTTGGTTACGTGACTGAAGAAACGGCCGAAAAATTTAGAGAAGCCCAACTTGGTATCAAAAATTATACCACTGAACTGAACAAGAGTATAAAACTGCTGGGGCAAGCATCACTTAATCTAGTCACTGCTTTTGGTAAAGGTGAGCAAGGTGCATCGATTTATAACCAGAGTCTCACAGCAGGTGCAAACGCAATTGATTCTTTCGCTGCCAAATTTGGAATAATTGGCGCAGTTGTTGGTACATTGGCTACCTCTATTGCCAAATATGTAACAGCAGTCAATGAACAGAGTGACAAGTTGTTTGGTACATATCAGCAACTTAGTAAAGTTGGTGCCGCAGGTGCTGGCGGTCTAAAAGAAGTATTTGATAACCTACATCAATTTGGTTATACCTTAAAGGACCTGGATCAGTTTGCCAACAGCATCAAGGCCAATGCAGAAACTCTAGCCTTGTACAATGGCACGGTGAATCAAGGTACCAAGGCGTTTGCCCAAGTCACTCAAGGATTCAAAGACAGCGGACTACAAACACAGTTTCGCCTCATGGGTCTTTCAATTGCAGATATCAATCAAGGCATAGCAGGCTATCAACGTATACAAGTACTAAGTGGTTCAACACAACGCAAAACCACTGCAGAATTAGTGCAAGGATCTGCTGAATATATCAAGCAGTTGGACTTGATTGCCAAACTCACAGGCAAGAGTGCTGAATCAATTCAGGCCGAACAAGAAGCCAGACTACAAGAGTCTCGCTATGCTGTTACCAGGCTTGAACTACAAGACAAAGCAGATGCTGCCAAGGCGGTTGGAGATAAAGAAACAGCCAAACGTTTTACCGATACTATAGCGGCCATGGATCTCTTGCTGGCACAAGCACCTGATAAATTGAAATCTGGCATAACAGGCCTATTGACTGGATTTGTGGGATCCTCTAAAGAAAGCGAACAATTGTTTCGGGCTGCCAGTGGTGCCGCTACAGAATTACTGGGAGTAAAAAATAGAGGACTAACAATAGAGGAAGTTGGTCCTTTACTGGATCGATTCAAGAAAGAGGGAACATCTACAGTAAGAGGATTTACTGGCCAATATCAGTTCCAAGGCAGAGGCGATGAGATGTTTGGCCAAGCCGCTGGGTTACTGGGGATAGGTACAGAGAGAGCAAAGGCAGTCAAAGACGCCATTAACCAACAAAAAGATCAAACTACCAATATAGAAGACAGTGTGTTGGCACAAGTTCGCATGCGACAAGCACAAGAGTCAACAACTCGAAGCATGGAAGCATTTAAAGATCTTGGCATCAAGCCAGTGACCAGTGCAATGGAAAATCTCAGCAGTGCTATTGACAAGGTTACTGAAGCAATTGTTCCTGGTACCAGTGCGGCAGGCGGAAAGGCGTCCCCTAGCCGAGGTGGCAGTGGCGGCGGCTCTTCATCGTTGCTAGACATTATTGGACGAGGGGAAAGTGGTGGCAACTACAATGCACTAGTAGGTGGTGGCGAGGCCAATCTTACTAACATGACCATTGCTGAAGTACAAAAGTTTCAAAGTACCATGCGAGCCCAAGGTCGTGCCAGTACAGCAGTTGGCAAGTATCAGATGATTGCTGCCACCCTGGCAGAGCAAGCAAAAAAAGCCGGACTAGATCCAAATACTACTAAATTTGATCAAAAAACACAGGACTTGTTGGCATCACAATTGGTCAAGCAAGCAGGACTTGGCAGTAGAGATCCAGCAACTGTGATGAAAAATCTTGCTGGCACCTGGGCCAGTTTACCGCAAAACATGTCAGGTCAAGGTCGTTACGATGGATACAATACTAATCGTGCCAATATTAATCCTAATGATTTAATGGCGGCTATACAAAGTGGCCCTAACGACCGTTATTCATCTGCATTGTCATCAATTGCGTCTCAGATTCCAAAATCTATGGCCCCGGGTACGGAGGCGACTTTTGCAGGTAACTTAGAACGTAGAAATTCTGATGACATGTTAAAAATAAGCATAGCAAAACAAGACGAAATGATTGCATTGTTAAAAGCCAACAATAGCCAAAATCAAAAGATGATTCAGGTCGCTCGCAACTAACGATAAATAATACACTATGGCTTCTTGGAAAAAATATTTTAAAGTTGCTGATCTCTCAGGTCAGATGAGTCCTATTTCAGGCGGCAGAGATAGTGGCCTGCCTGGATATCCCAAAAATGATGGTCGCGGATCAAACCCGGCGCAGACAGATTTTGCGTTTCGTAACTATGCGTCGCGCTTGCCCGAAGTGTATTCTGGACACCCCAACCGAATTGAACGCTACAATCAATATGAGAACATGGATGCTGACTCTGAAGTCAACGCCTGTTTAGACATCATTGCTGAGTTTTCCACACAACTCAATGAAGACAACAACACCCCATTTGAAATCAAGTATTCAGATGAACCTACTGATCATGAAATTGAAATTATCCGTAAGCAAATGCAACAGTGGGTCAAACTCAACAAACTAGATCAGCGTATCTTCAAACTGTTCCGCAACACCATCAAGTACGGAGATCAAATTTTTGTTCGTGACCCAGAAACATTTGAAATGTACTGGGTAGACATGAGTAAACTCAGTAGAGTTATTGTAAACGAGTCAGAAGGCAAGAGACCTGAGCAGTACATTATTCGTGACATCAACCCCAACTTCCAGAATCTAACAGTGGCTGCAAAGACCACAACAGACTTCATGGTCAACCCGCCCACAGGTGGTGGCTACCAGCAAGGCGGCGGATATACTCAGCCAAATACTGCTATGACAGGAACCAGTAGATTCAGTCGTGCTGTAAACGAAACCTGTATTGATGCCAAGCACGTGGTGCATATGAGTCTAAACGAAGGTTTAGACACATTTTGGCCATTTGGCAAAAGCATTTTGGAAAACATTTTCAAAGTATTCAAACAAAAAGAATTACTAGAAGATGCGCTATTAATCTATCGTGTGCAACGTGCGCCTGAGCGCAGAGTATTTAAAATTGACGTGGGCAACATGCCAAGTCACTTGGCCATGCAGTTTGTAGAGCGTGTAAAAAACGAAATGCATCAGCGTAGAATCCCCACGTTTGGCGGTGGTGGCGGCAACATCATGGATTCAAGTTATAATCCACTATCAATCAACGAAGACTTCTTCTTTCCCACAGGCGCAGACGGACGTGGATCAAGTGTAGACGTGTTGCCCGGCGGTCAA